GAATTTGAAGTAGATCCCTGGAATAAGGTAGTTGCAATTAACTTAGTTGGATCACCAGAGATTGCCTCTACTATAATATCGTCTGTAATGCTCCAATCTGCTTCGGATGGAACTATGGTATTATCAAATGGTTTCAATACCTCAACATTTTTTCCAAACATAACACTGAATAATATCTTCAATGCAGTGTCAGTACCCTTTGAACTATAAAAATCTTTTGCTCTGGAAAGAATATTTTCTACGGATACTTCCTTAAACTGTCTATTTTCAAAACCTGGTAAGAATTGATACTTAAATTTTTTATAGAACTGTCCTAAAAATTGCAAACTAAGGTTTTGGACAATAGCACCAGAATAATGATAATCAATTTCGGTATCACTAAAGGTTAAAAACTCTGGATTATTGCTACTTTCAATCTTAGATATACCACTAAAACCACGAACACAACCAGTAAATGAAGTTAATGTCTTTCCAGTGTATGTAATAATTTCATTATCAATTTTAATTAAACCATAGGTATCTGGAAAACCCTCAGTAGTATTAACATTGATAACTTCATCAAGGTGGTAGGCATCTTCAGTTAATACTACTGGAACAGCAGCATATATTACACCAGATAGTTTTGAGATATCTTTCAGATCATCAAGATTATCGGCAAGATAAGTTGTACCATACTCATGCTCTTCGGAAGCATAGTATTGCTCTAAAAATTCTTTGAACAGAGGACTTTCGCTCTGAATAAAATCTGGGATCTGACTGCCCAGAATATTAGAGATACTTACTTTTTTATCTGCCATTTCTTATCTTGTGTATTTTTTGTTATTGATGAAACTTGATGGTGGTATGTATGAAGTACCAGATCTATTAGATCCAGAGGAAATCAAATCTTGCTTAAGGGTTAGTATACTATTTCCTGTAGTATCTAGGACAATATAAAGGTTCTCTTTTGCGACAATATCATTTGATTCTGGAGTAACTTCTATTTCAATGCGATTATTGAGTGAAGTAGAAATAATGTTAATAGGAGTTAATGTTATTTCTCCTCTTTCATAATCAACTGCTCCCGCATTTTTTATAATTGTTCTAATAGTATTAGTAGAATCGACACTGATTATGGAAATTAATCCAGTTTTTGCGGAAATGCTTGTCGGTCTAGACGAAAAAACATTTCCAGCATCACTAACGGTGGATACTGATTGTGATGTGGTTGTGAGATTTGGTACATCAGTGAGATATACATCTCCCTCAACCCCATCAATCCTAAAAGCAGAAGATCTAATATTAAAACCTTCTGGATCTGCATGGAACTGGTTTCCATAGCAAATTTCATAGTTTGCAAGAGAGTTGTATGCAGGAACCATATTCCTTCTCATTACAACTTTTGTGATATTTGATGTGATGGCAGAATCAACTTTATCAATCTGCGATAAAAGTTTACTATATTTAAATCTTCCACCAAATGAATTAATATCCACTGAATCAGAGTATGACTCAATTGCTGCAGAAATTCTAGAATGCAAATCCTGAGAATTATTGACTCGACCTGGATCGTATGATACAGTTGAATCATACTCAACGTAAAGATACTTCAGATCTAAAAATTCTTGTCTAATACCAGCAACTGTATATTTTTTCAGATCATTTTTGATTGCTTGTTTCGTTATATCAGACAGAAGTTCTCCATTTTTTGGTTTAACTGTAATGAAAACCTTTCCATATTGTGGGGGATCAAGTTCTTCTCCACCATATGCACTCACAGAATCGATATTTGGATATAAAAATGGAATTAGACTTGTATAATCATTCGATGTAACTGCTCTGTACTGCGATGCATAGACCCTTGGAGCGAGGTATTTGATGCTGTCTATAGTTTCTATGTCATCGCCATTTTCAGACGCTTGTAGGGTCGTTAAAACAGATATCCCAGACGTAATTGGTACCTCAGTTCCACCTCTATAGTAAACAAGATTGCCAGAGAAGTTGAAATTCGATGCTCCATTTGCAGATTCACCGTTGGTGACGATATATGATACATCTACAGTGCTTCCATTACTGGGTTTCTTGCCCATAATATTGTCACCAAACAAAATTTGGTACCTTTCATCATCAATTTCTTGAATCAAGAAAAGTCTTGATGATGAATCTACATCAAAAATATTTTTATATGTATAATAAGTCTCAACTGCTGTAGATGTCACAGAAACACGAATTGTGGACGTGTCGATATCTGAATTTGGAAGAATATATTTTGAATCTGGTTGAGAATCGTCAATTGTAAATGACTTTCTCAATAAATTACCTTCGTATATCTCAATATCACTAAAAGAAGCAATTCCATCGGTGTCTGGAGTGACTGTGATATCATCTGGAATCGAAAAGATGTAATTTCCATTGACAACTGACCCCAAAGCAACAAGTCCTGCCTTTAATTTAACTGATCTGGCAGAAGTATTACTTACATCAACGGAAAAACTGATTCTTGCAACGGATGCCTTCTTCGATCTTGGAACATAACCAATGTTTCTCGCCAAAGAAACGACATTTTCACGTAAAGTAGCACTATCAATGAAAGATTCATTCACCGCCATGTTAGTATTGTAGGCGGTGATGTATGAATTATACGCTAAAGTATCAATCAGGACCGAAAAGTTTGATCCTTCAAAGTCAAAATCAGTAAAATTGCTATTGGCCCTCAGATAAGACTTAATCTGAGTCCTTAGATCATTAAAATCTAGATTTGTGAACTGATTGAATGACATTATACCCTAGTCGGTTGTAAGATAAACTCTATATTCTGCGTTGGAAAAGGTAATCCAGTGATATCATACTCAATTCTGATGTACAAATCGTTAGAATCTGGTTGAGAATCAATGTAAACATTGGTCAATTTGATTCTTGGTTCAAAATTATTGAGTAAAGTCGTGATTTCCTCTTCTAAAAATGAAGAAATGTCTGAATTATTCAACTCAAACATTGAATCTTCAATGGATGTACCAAGCAAATCATTAAAAAATCTCTCATTCAGACGAGTTCTCGCCAAATTAATGACAGATTTCTTAATTGCATCCTCATTTCTGAGAATAGTGATATCATTTGTGACAGGATGTCTCGTAAAAGACAAACTAATGTCTCTAAAAGCACGAGAAATTGATACAGCCATCCAAGTTGTTACACTGAATATACTATCTATAATGGTTTTCTACCATTTCTTTCCATATGAGGGTTCAGTTCCATAACTCCAGTCATCATAATCTTCATCATTTCTGATTTTTTCGTGCAATTCAGACTGTTTTTTCAGATCATGAAGTGGTGCATTGTCGTGCATAACTTCTGTCAGCACCCTTTTCTGATTATTTTGCATTGAACCATAATCAGTGATGAGTTTTGCGGTTCCCCACATCTCTCTCATGTAGTTTTGATTTCTATCTACAGGTGATTGTCCCATTTTAGCTCCTGTTTTATGAAAAAACAGAACTTTTAGAGGGGTTGCTATCCCTTATGAGTATTTATTTTATGGGTTCTGGATCAAATTTAAAGTTTCAGTGTCCCAGTGTGAATAATAAGTGGTATTTTGTAGGATTTTTCTGTTTTTCTCTAAATGTTTTTTATTTTGGACCAGCATTAGGTTTGCTTTACCAAAATTTGATTGAATTCCTTGTACGAAACTAGGTTCATCCATACCATCCTCTAGAAATTCATAGTCTGGGTAGAGATGATTGTACTTAATTCTCCATTCACGAAGAACTTCTGAGGTTAAGTATGGTTCCACAATAACAATTGCGACATCAACTCCTAATATTGGAGAGATGCCGCAAATAGAATGCTCTATAATTTGATATGAAGCAGATTCGGCAAAGGGACAAATCGCAAAACCACTTAATTCTGGTCTTTGAATTGTGATTCTTCGTATCCATTCCCGAATCTCATTTTGCATTTAACCCTTACCTTGACCCCTGTACTTCTTACGGGCACCATTGCGGGACGATGCAGCGTACTTTGTGCCACCGCCATCTCCTTGGCGGGTTTTCTTCGGCGGACCAGGACTATAACTAGTCTTCACCAGTCCAACTTTTGATTTAGCCATGATAATACTCCAATAATGTTTTGTTTACGGGTTTTTGACGGGGCTTAAAATACGGTTTTTTCCAATGCTCCCCAGAAGAACCCAGGAAGAACATCAGAACATAACCAGACATCAAATAATACGAGTCTTCTCATGCCCCACACGAATCTGGGGGTCGCACCAGATCTCATATCCTTTCTCAATCGCATCTAGACAGAACGAGACATCCTCGCCACACATATCCTGAACCTCTCCAGACTCAAACTGTTGCATCTTC